AGAATATTCTTTTGTATATGTGCCAGCTTCAGCATCCGATATCCATACTTCTGTATATTGATATGTAGGATATGAAACGCTATTTACAGTCCATGCAACTGTAAATCCATTTGCGATTGATACAAGCGACCAGTCGGTATTTAAAATTGATAGAGCACAAACTGCATCTGTGTATGCAGCTGTACTAAATGCCACACCATCTGTAGTATTATCAATATAGGTACTCTTTAAAAATCCAGTAAACGATGTTCTAAAAATGCCGCCAAAGTTTGCTTTATTCTCTTCAAAGCTTAAAATAAATGTTTGAGTCGCCTGAGTTTTGTCTACAGACCTTGTCCATGATGCTGTTGTAAGTCCGTTTGTTAAATAAATTTGATAACCATTTGCAAGCTCTGAGGTTTTTTGCCATGTAATTTTTAGGGAAGTTCCTACCCATTCTGTTGTTACAGAGGATACTTCTGGTCTTGAAATTTCTGGTACATTTAATGTTTTAGAATTTGACCATCCACCATAGGTTTTATCTGCATACTGCCAGCGTATCTGAATTGGAACATCTTTGCCTGGATCTAAATCAGGGATTACGACTTTAAAATAGTTATCATCTATTTTAAAGCTTTTATCTTCGTAATCTTCGTAGGCCATATTAGAATCCTAGATCCAATCTATATTCTACGTCTACTTGCCTTCCCGCCACTTTACTTAATGCGGTAACAACTGAACGACTAATAAGTCCAAACTGTGGGTCAAAGGTATCTTCGTCATTAATTCTTAAAGCATCCATACCAACAGATGTTGTATTACCAGATGTTGGAGTTAAAACAATTCCTAACTTATTAATATTTTTGCTATCTGGTGCTGGCGATGTGGCTCCAGACAATACAGATGAAAGCAAAATGTTGCTGCTAATAAAATGTCCAGTTCCAGAAGGCGGAGTAATTGTGGTCTCATAATATGCTGTTGCAGAACTATATAATCTAATTTTAATACTTGCAAGATTGTCATCGTATTTATAATATGCCAATCTTATTGAATCATTAACGCTATATCCAGAAAGATCTAGTAGGCTAATATTACTAGTGTATTCTCTTGCAGCATTATTGTTAGAAACCATATTAAGAAGATATGGGCCAACTTTAGAGTTTGCAGTAGCTAACTCTGGAGCATTTGTCCAATCTAACTGGCTATCAAAATCTGTTATAAACTTGCTATCAAAAATATTTAATGATTTTCTAACCTCTGGATAAATACCGACTTCTGAAATTAATCCAGAAACGTCCTGCGGAATTGTAGCCTTATATACTACTGAATATGTAGTTGTTTCATTCTCTGTTTGAATATCTGTACTTCCAAACTGTACTGGAGTTCTATAAAATTCAAACCCTAGGCGTGTATCTAGCTCTGTAGCGGTTGTAGAATCAATTCCAAATGCCATCGACTTAGAAAGAGTCTTCTCATTTCCAGCAATAAAGTTAGTTAAAAATCTTTTACCAAATTTAGTAATGACATTAGCGTGACGAGCAATCTCCTTGCCGTCTGCATAGAATATATATGTACCTTTAATCATGTTTCTCCTAAATTGGCTTTGAATACCTTGAATAATATATTTTACCATTTGTTCCAGTAACTACAGCTCTAACACGTAAATGCCTTGCAGATGCTGTTGCTGGAGTATCTCCATCACCAGAGCTTACTCTATACCTTCTATTCTTTCCACTATTTCCAATAGGGTAGCTTCCAGAAGCAGCGAATTGCTTTGTACCAGAACTAATCTTTGTGCTTGTTGTAGATGATCCAGATCTGATTTCCCACTCATACGAAACCTCAGAATATGAACCTAAATTATCAGACTGGCTCCATCCCCAAGCAATTGCAGTTCCAGTTCTGTCAAATACTACGGAAGGAGTTGTTGGAGTTGGTGTAATAAAGTTTGCTGGAGTTGTAGTTCCAGTAGCACTTGCACCGCTCTTTGGAGTATTTCTAGCATCCACAGCAACTACTTCATCTTTTTTAATACTTGAATTTCTAACTTTTAAAATAGCATTATATCTAACTGATTTAGTATAATCAAAATATTGTTCGTATGTAATTTCTTCAATATCTGTTAATTGTGGGACATCTACGCCAGGATCTTCTGGCACATCAATAGGATCTTTTGGATCATCTCCAGGATCTCCAGTCCCATCTCCTACTCCGCCTGAAGAGTCTCCTCCAGTAAATGGTGAAGTTAAATTTGCTGAACCGCCTCTAGCAACTGTTAATGGTCTGTCTTTTCTGAGAAATACAAATACAGGAGAATCTTCGGCTTCAACAAGGGGTGCTCCCTCTGATACCGTTTTCTTATCTACTTTTTCAATTGCCATATTATTGATTATATCATTTAGTCGACTACAAGGTTCGACAAGTGATAGTTGTACTCAGCCCCTCGTTATAGTTATGTTGAACTGCGGTAACAATAAACTTTTCTGTTCCCGCCAATCCTTGGTACACATACTTAATTGTAACAATATCTCCTACAGAAATCAATGGGTTTCCAAAAATTTCCATATAAACAATTTGTCCCCTATTGACAATATTAGCTTTAATCCACTTGCCTAATGCCTCTACATCTGAAAGATTTTGAAGCCACTTAGAGTCAAAAATAACTGGTTCTTGATTTACGTATTCTGGTATTTGATCAGTCTCATATTCAAGAACTCCAGAAGGGGATATTGTATTTCCATATATATAAAAACTTGCAGATTGCTGGTCGCTTAATGGTGTTAGGGCTGAGCTATTATTTAATACATAAACCTCTCCGCCAAAGTTGCTCTTTTTCTCTCCCAATATTTTAACGTTATTGTTAAGCCCAGTAGAAAATTTAATTGGGAATGATGGTCCACCATTAAAAATAAACTGGGATTTTTTAATTTCACGAACTGTAGTTCCAAATTCATCAATTGCAGATGGCTTAGCCAAATTGTCTTCTTCTACAGACTGATTATAAATAATATCGCCAAAGCTTAAGTCTAGGAAATCGTTAGAAAATAGTCCAGTATATATATCTTTAGAATAGTTTGAGTTATCATATTGAGCTTTTGTAATATCCGTTCCATACACATAATCAAAAATAGCCTGACCGCTCTTGGCAAATACGCCTATTTGTTTTGTCGGAGGAAGAATTTTATTAACAAAGGTCTTGCCATCATCTGTTGGATAGGTTCCATTTGAATCTACAACAGATATTTTAAATCCATTAATATAAGCAGTAATTGCTACAGAGTTTTGTTTTACTTGTACCTTCACATCAATCTTATATGACCTGCCGCCATAAACTCCATTTAAAGATGTCACTGTATTTTTTTGAGTATCTTTAAGTACTCTAGCATCTGAGCCGCTTACCTTTAAAATTCTAACTTCTTTTTTATTTTCTGATGCGGCAGTTTCTGTTGTATCAATAGAAATATAGTATCCGCTTGTTCCTAGATTATCTAAGAAAAATCCAAATCCTGCAGACTGTCTAGTCTTTTCAATAATTGCATCAAGATACATGGTTGTTCCAAATGAATAGTAGGTGTTAGATGTATATGTTCTTACTGGAATTTCTACTCCGCCAACTGTAATTGTACTAATATTATAAGATCCCAAGCTCAATCCATCAAATGTTTTCCATGCCACCTTATATGACTTAGCATTTTTACTACTATTATTAATTCTCAAAAATGATTTAGAAGCTGTAGGTTTACTTGGATCTAAAGCATTTGATCCAGCAGAAACAAAATTAGAGTCTTTAGGCATAACAAAATAAAACACAATGCTATTTCCTGAATTAGAGTTTATTTTTGCATTCATTGTTGCACGATATGCTGTGCCAGCCTTTAGTCCAGTTACAGTAAATGGCTCAGTAGTAGGAGTTCCATTAAGGACTTGACCTCCAGACACTACAACATTGTATTCATCTACTTCTGTTAAATTATAAACATATGAAGTTGGTTCGGCAGACATGCCAGCCTTGTTAATTGAAAACTTCATAGACGTTGTGCTTTGTGCCTCTAAAGTAGGTGGCTGAGAAATATCTACTCCATAAGAGGTGCTTCCGCCATTAGCATAGAAATAAGGTCTCATTGCCAGAATACCTCCTTTTGATTCCATGTTGACAACGACTCAAGAGCAGATGCAGTATGTCTTGCTGGAGTTGTTCCAAAAGCTCCTCTAGTTTTTACTCTATATCTTCCTGTTGGTCTAAAGTACGCTGTCTCATTTGGTTTATTAATATCGGCATACCCTGGCTTGGATAAAAATTGATATTTGTTTACATCAGATGCAGATTCAATCCATACTGGAACAGCAGTGTTAGAGTTATGAGGAGTATATTGATACTGAATCGCATCATACTCAATAATCTCTGAATCAATTAAAACATATCCTTGATAATTATACAACACCGCCGAAGGACTATATTTATCTAAAGTTTCAATATCGATAGAAAGCTCTGTATTCTCTGGTGATGTATTAGCCTCTATTGTTTTTCTTAATCCGCCAGCGCTAAGATATGCAACCTCATCTACCCAAAGATCTGTTGAGTTTCCTAGATAGTCTGATGTTAATTGACTCTGCCATAAGACTTTAACATAATTTGCCCCAGGAATTTCTCGTTTAGAAAATGACATAATGTTAGGCTGCTTTGATCCCTCTGCAGACTCATAAAATTCCCAAGCAACATTTACCTGCTTGTACAAGTAGTCTCTGCTATAAAACTGAAGAATATTATTTTCATCTACAAATGCATTCATCTGTATATCTCTGCATATTTCTTGCAAACACTCCCATATAGTCTTTGTTCCATCTGTCCACCAAAAATTAATTTGCGGGATAGAAGTATCATCAATAGCTACACGAATTTCATAATTAGTAAATCCAACTGAATCTAAAAGATATCTAATAATTCCAGTTGCTGGATATCCTTCACACAAAATATATGGGGCAATTGTTTCCATAAGATATTTTGATGTGTCAAGGGCATTTATAGATGTCTCGCCATATTCTTGTGTTTCAAAGCTATCTATATAAAAGGTTCCCTGTTGAACATCGTCATGCTTATTGGGAGCCGTTCCCAATGCACCGTTGTCATGGTAGACTCTAATATATGGTTTTAGCTCTGCATTTTTTACAAGGTAGGTTTTTGTTGTATCCCAAGATGTGGACGCTCTATTATATGCAACATATTGAAGGCTAGACTGATCGTATTTAACAAGTTCAACCTCCATATTATTTGCAGTAATTGTTCCTACGGGCAACAAATCTTCTGAACTTGAAGATGCTTCTTTTTGAATATCAAATGAAATTACATCTGAAGATATGTCTTTAATCCATCTTGCAGATACTTCAATAACTCCTATAGCTTTTCCAGAAGAAGGATTTATAGCATCTAAATATATTGATTTAATTAATTTAGGAGACTGAATTGTAGATGGTGCAGTTTGTGACCATGTAGTTCCATTCCAATGTAATACAATTTCTCCAGAAGATGGCACTGTTTGTCCAGTAATAGAAGCAGTTGTATTGTCTGAATATGTAATTGTAAAGCTGCAAGAAGATGGGAGAACGTGAGTCTTTTCAAATCTAGCAATAATTTTATTTGACACGGCTGGTTTAGTAGCAGCACTTAATGTTGCTGTTCCAGATTGTCCCGTTGCCCATGTGCCAGTAGCGCTACTTTGTATAGTAAATGATGTTGAGCTTTCAATTGAATAAATAGTTCCTGATATATTAAATGTACCAGTTGTAAGACCAGTAATTGTTACAGTTTGTCCAGATGTAAATCCATGTGGCTGAGATGTTTTATATGTGACAAGAGTACCTGAGCTTGATGCTTCTGATACTGTTGCAGTAAGAATAGAATATGTAACAGTTAATTTAGCATCTTCTGATATTGGAGATACCCAATATTTATATGTAGCATTGACTCCAGGATAATAAAGTCTTGGATATATACTCTGTTTAGGGGATTCATATCCATCATTTTGATCTGCCGCCGTTCTCGGATAACTGATTCTGCGTGGGCTAAAGAACGAATCTTTTGTAGTTTCTGTCATTCCAGTAGTCCAAATTAAATATTTATTACCACCATATAATGAACGCCATGGACGAATAATGGAATCAATTGGAAATAGTTTTTTATAAATATTAATCTTTCCATCAATTTTAGGATAGTAGGTCTCAAGCGAAGAGTCGTATGTTACTCTTAAGTTGTCCAACAAAGAGTTCATGTTGGTTATCATTAGACCTCTTCCATAGAAAGAGATGCATTCCAGAATTCCTGTGCTGGATCAGATCCTCTAGCCTTTACGTTTCTTTTAAGAAGCTCAAAACTGCAGGATGATAGGGATACGGTAACAATTTCTGATCTCTCAGCATAAGGAGATGTCTGCTCTTTACCGTAAACTATTTTAATTTTAAATGTGCCTTGTCCTTTACTAGTTTCATAGAAGCTTTCAATTTCATCTTTTGCATAGCCTCCATCAACTGTCATATTTGAAAATGTAGGTAGCATAGTCCATGATACGCTAAACTCTCTTTTTTCTGCTACAAAGAATTTACGAAGAGTGCCATTTGCCATTCTTTGCACCTTTTGAATTCTATTCTTAGTAATGCTTAGTGGCTGTCTGTTGTGTTCTGTTATTTTAGACCATGTTGGATTAACTGGATCGGTTCCAGTATCAAAATATAGTAGGGAGCCTACAGGTAAAAGTATTGACATTATTTTTTGCCTCCGTATACTACTGTATTTCCAGTCTTTGACATTTCTACCTTAACAATCTTTTGAAATTCATTATATAGCTCTCTAGCATTCTTTGGAGCTTCTTCAAAGTTAAAAACAAATGTAGGGCTATTTTGTATATTAGCTGGTTGTTGATTAGGAGAATAATAATAGTCCGACTTTGTTTTTCCTGGTACATTATATCTTGGACCAATATATCCTGGACCGTCGTCAAAGTAACGCATTTCTGGACCACGCTCTCCTACAATATATGGGCGTCGTGGAACAATTCTACCAAATGTTGCACGTCCCACTGGTTGAACATATGCAGCAGACTGAATTGTTTTGCCTCCAACAACACGATAAGTTCTACCATTATAAGTATAATAATCACCCTTAACAAATCCCATTTCTTTATTAAGATCAAATCTTTCTTGATCCTTAAGGGTTCCATCTTTATTAGTTTCATACCTACCAGTTAATTTATAAGGATTATCTTTTGTAAATCTAATTCCTGCCGCTGCCTGTTTAGCATTAGGCCCATTTAGAATTGCATCTACAACATCTCTTAAAGTTTTACCATCACCCAATTTGTCATATGCTGCTTCTGCTGCAGATTTAATTTTAGCTGCATCTGACGCAAAGGCTGTTTCAGCACCACTAGGTAATGTTATCTTTGGAGCAGGAATTACTTTGCCACCTAATATATCTGGTGCGGCTTGGGTTACAGTACCTTGATCTCTAGACTCAAGCTTTTTACTCTTTTCATTTATTGCAACAAGACCTGGGAATGCCTCAGCAAGTATCTTTGAAAATTGTGTATTTCCAGCACCTTCAGAAGCAATTCTTCTAGATAATTCATTAATTCCACCACTAATTGATTTTCTTTCAATTTCTCTAGCGTCTTTATCTTTAATAAATTCAAGGCTGTTCTGTCTAGAAATAAGACCCTCGTACTTGGACTGCAAGTCTTGAATAATTCCACGTTGTTCTGCTGCACGTGAAGCATTTGAAACAACCGATGCCTGAGCCTCTTCTTTCTTTTTGGCCATTGATCTAATTTTTTCTGCTTTTGCTTCTTCAGCCTTTACACGCTTAGCACGATTTTCTTCAATTGAGTCAATAGCTTTTTGATTCTCACGCTCATTAACTAATTGTTTAATTCTTAATTGAGCCGCTGCAGCGCCAGCCATATCACCAGCAGCAATTTTATTTTGATAATCAAGCTGTGCTTTTTGAATTTCAAGCTTTGTATCTTCTGACCTTTGCTGATCTTCAAGGGCTTTCTTTCTTGCTTCAGCCTCTTCGTTAATCTTTTTAATCTTCTTTTCAATTAACTCTAATTCTTTTTCATAATTCTTTTGAGCTTGTTCAAATGCTGCTCGGCTATCTGCAGAATTTCTTTTAACACTCTTATTAAGGCCATCTAATACTTTTTGAGATGCTCCAAGAATTCCGCCCTTGCCAGATTCTTTTGCCTGATCCATTGCCTGTTGTCCAGCAGCCTGAACTAATGCCAAAGATTTGGCTTGTTCTGCAGTTAGATTTTTAAGATTTACTACAGCACCAGATAATTGAATTCTCCATTTTGCATAAATACTCTCAAGTGTGTCTGCGCTATTAATTACACCTTCTAGTTCTGGCCTAATCTTAAGAAGATTTTGCATAGCCATTTCGCCAATTGGACTTGTTCCGCCTGCATTAGATATCTTGTCAAATTGTGATTCTAGAGCTGCTCCAGCATCAATAACATTTCCAAACTCATCTTTTGTACCCTTTAATTTATTCATGGACATATCAAGCAATACAACCATTGAATCAATTCCAGATGCTAAGCCTTCAGCATCAACTGTAGTTAAACCTTCTGCAAGTTTTCTAATCTTTAAATCTGCAGCTGTTGACGCATCAGTAATTGCCACAAATCCTTCGTTAGCAACTGCAGAAACTGCAAATTTAGCTTTATTTGAAACAGAAATTAATGCATAAATTTTATTTGTTGCTTCTTGAACACTCATTCCACCAGCAATGTATTCTGTTTTTAAATTTTGTGCTAATTCAATAACATCTGAAGGATCTGCATTATTAAATAAATTTACAGATTCTTTCATTGTTTCTTTAGCTTCTTTTTGAGCAGCCTTTAGTTCTTTAATTGTAAGAGTTAATTGTGGAATACCTGACTGTGTATATGCTTCATAGGCGGCAAGGCCAGCAGCTCTTTGTAGCTTTAATTGTTCTGTTACTGACTTAATAGAATCTGATAAATTAATATTCTTAAGCTTTGCCTCTTCAGACATTTGCTTAGTAATACCAACTCCAGCTACTTCTTCCTTACGACGCTTTTCAGCCTCCGCCCTTAAATATTTAATTGCTGCACCAACAGCTAGAATTCCTCCAATTGCAGCTCCGAATGGTAGGGCTCTAAAGGCCAATCCTAGGGCCTTTCCAGCCAAGCTGGCGGCCTTTCCTGTGGTAGTTAGGGCAGTTGCTACACCCTTTAGCCCATTGAAGGTCTTAGAGAGCATATTAGGAGCAAGCATAGGTATAATAGAAGCCATTTGAATAGCATTTCCAATATCTCCTCCGATTGCTTGTCCTGCAAATCCCATACCCATACCCATAGCCATGCCACGCATGCCAGTATTATCTGATTTAAATAAACCAGAACCAAAGAATCTGCGATTGCCTGGGGTTCCAGCTTGTGACTGGAATCCTGATCTAAATCCCTGTACTCCACCGCCATCTTCAAGGTATTGAACTCCTGGAACCATTCCGCCAGAATTCATATAAATCATTCCGCCATTATTTCTAAATGAAATTGTTTCATCTCCAGCCATAACTGCAGAAGAAACAGATCCAGCTCCGCCGCCGCCACGGACTGTTCCAATCTTCATCATTTCATCAAAGAAGCTTGTATTTGTTTTAGGAATCTTTAATTTCTTAAGATGTTTCTGCAAAATACCCATAGCAAATTCTTCATAGGTATCACTTGTTTTACCGAATGGCTTACTTCTTGTTCGGAGTTGCATAGACATGTCTTTCCATGCTTCTCCAAATACTCTATCAATATCTTTAGATGGATATCCTAAAAGACGTGCTGAAGATCTCATTGTTGAGAAAGGATGCATTGTTCCAGAATTTAAAGCTCTTAGAATTTCTTGTGGATTACCACCAGTCCTTAAAGATAGATTTCCGCCAGCACCGTATCTCTGCTGTGGTCCAAATAGGGCTGGAAGGAAATAAAATCCATCTGCATCTCTATGAGTTGCTGTACCCATATGACTTCTATCAACATCTTTCCACAGCATGTTGACTTCATCTTTACTTAGCCCTTGTAACTCTTCTCTTGAAAAGAATCTACCGTCTGGATGTTTAATTTTCCATCCAGCATCGTGGCTTTCAATTAAGTCGTTACGTCTAGCATTGACATCTGCACCAGTTCTTGTAGACCAATAATGTCTAGGCAAAGGATTGCCACGAACAGTTAGGGTTCTCCTATTTTCTGGCCTTCTAAATATTCCGCCTAAAACTTGACCTAAGTTTGGTCTAACTCCATAGTTACCCCTTGAACTAGATGCAACGCCTCCTCTAGTACTTGAGTTAATTTCCATAAGAAGTGGTAGATTTCTAGCAGTAGCTTCTTTATTAATAACAAACTCGCCTGGAGTAAGCATTGCTGGAACAGTATCAGTATTTCCACTTCCAGGAACTAAATTACCACTGTTAAACTTTTTAGGCTTTGTTGTCTCAATATTATATCCTGCACCAGAAGTTCTTACTCCAAGTGCTCGTGCAATTTTATCTACAAAGTCTCTGGTCTTGCTCTTCTTAAATAATTCACGCATATTAGATTTTCCAGTAGGGTCTACTACTGGCTGATCTAATGTAGGAACCTGTGTAAGATTAATTGTCTTGCCCATTGCTGCTGCTTGAGCACTTACTGTAGTTCCAATAATTCTTTCAGTTTCTAAGTTTAATGCAATAATTTGCTGTTTAGCCTGTTCAAGGTTTATTTTACCTGCACGTAATTCTGCAACAATTGCAGCAGATTGAGATGCAGCATTATCTGTAATTGCTTTAACTGCTGGCAAGATATCGTCAAATGTGTTCATGAAATCTTTGCTTACTGTACCAGTAGCAATAATCTGTTGACGCAAATCTTGAATTTCCTGCTTTGACTGCATTCCAAGTGTGGCCATCATGGCATGCCATTTTGCTGCTTCACCAGAAACTACACCTGTAGATACATTGTTAATAGATGTTAGGCCTGGAATATTTGGCAAAGGCTCGTTCATGTAAATTTGTGGGTTATCACCAATTTTTCTATTTACAGGAATTGCTCCTGGAACAAGACCAAATATTGTCTGCTGCATTCTTTGTTCATCAGTCATTCCAGATCTTGGAACCATATGAGTAGATGCACGAGTATATGGTGCACCTGCAAATGGATTATTTGGATCTACTACTCTTTGTGCTGATCCAGCTACTACGTTCCCGCCAATTGTTGAAATTGCTGGTCCAACTGGAACTACAGCCTGACGAGACTTTCCTTCCAGAATTGCAAATTCATCAATAAGATTTTTAAGTGCCATCTGCAAAACAGAAGCAGCTTTAGCGTCGCTATAAAATGTTTGCTCTACTAATTTACCAGCTTTTTCTGCCGCCAACATTTCTGGTGTAAGATATTTCCAGCCTTCTCCGCCTCTAAAGAATGCCTTCATATGGCCAACACCCTTTAGAATATAGCCAAAGAAGTTAGCAAGTACACCAGTAAGCATGATCAGAGGACCAGCTACTGCGGTCAATCCGCCCAAGAATGTGAGTGCTTGTTTTACTGGGCCAGGAAGTTTATTAATAAATTCTACGATATTTTGAACTACGTTAATAAGTGTTGTATTAATTGAAAGGAATTGCTCTCCAATTCCAGCGAGTTCGGCTCTTAGCCCTTCTATTGCTCTACGGTATCTTCCTGAAGCAGACTCTGTTACTGCCGCCAACTCTCGGTCAGCAACTGCAGCAAGTTCTGAGCTGCTTCTCTTCATAAGGTCCATAACCTGAAGAGTCTGACTTCCTTGACGACCTAAGTTTTCAAACAAAGCATTTAGACGAGAGAACTGGAACTTACCAAACAACTGCTCAATAGCCTGTTGCTTTTGTAGTGGATCTAATCTATCTAATGCTGCCTGCAATTCAAATAGTGTGCCTGTAACATTGCCAGCATTTTTTTGAACAATACCCAATAAGTCAATTCCAAATCCTTGGAATTTAGCAACTGCAACATCCGTTGGGTTAATCAAAGACGCAAGTGCAGACTTTAATGCGTTAGCGCCTTCTGATGCAGAAACTCCGCCTTCACGCATAGCTGTTAGATAAAGTGCAAGATCTTGTACGCTACCGCCAAGTCCCTTAATTACTGGACCAGCTTTTGGAATTGCTTCTACTAAGTCATTTAGAGTTGTTGATGTTTGGTTTTCAACTGCGTTTAGGAAGTTAATAGATTTAGATAATTCATCTGTATTAGATTTAAATGCTGACTGAATTGCAAGAGTTGCCTTCATGGCTTCTTGCCTATCTACTTCACCAAGTACTGCAAGACGTGTTGTTTCTGAAATTGAGCCTAATAGTTCATTTCCAGTTTTTCCAGTAGCTGCAATATCAGCAGCAAGACCGATAGTTTCTCTAAAATTTACACCCATTGCAGATGACAGTTCCTTTGCTGTCAACTCAACTTCTTTTCTAACTCTTGATAATTCAGTTGCAGAAGTTCCTGCAACATCACCATAAACCTTTGTTAGACGTGTTAATTCTTGATCCGCCATCCTGAATGCATCTGCTGCTGCTTTTCCAAATGCGGCTAATGGAATAGTTAAACCTACTGTTAGCTGACGGCCTGCCCATTGAGTATTTTTACCCCAGTTAATAAGTTGAACTGCTCCGTCTTGAATAACCTTATTATAAATTTGCAATTCTTGTCTTGCAATTGCAGTCTTATTTTTAACATTATCCAAGCCTCTTGGGACATGCACGTTAAACTGCATTAATCCCTGAGAGTTACGACCTAGTGGTTGAAGTATGGCATTTTGTAGAGCTACCTGCTGTTTAGCAAGCTCTCTGATTAATCCGCCAGATGTTTTAGCATGATCTCTAAATGTATTAAAGTATTGATTTAACTTTAATTTTCCGCCATCTAGATTCTTACCAAACTTTTCTACATCTGATTGTAGGCTTACAAAGTGTGTTGAGAACTGACCAGTACTTCTCAGTGTATCTGAGAAAGACCTATTCATTACAGAAATTTGATTTGCCAACATCTTATTAGAGTTGGCTAATTGCTCCTGTAATTTAGATAGGCTGGCTGTGACCTTATGCACATCTGCAATAAGGGCTGAGAAATCCGCATTGGCAACAATGCGTGTACTGATTGTCTCTTCTGCCATTTAGTTAGTTGCTCCTAGAATATCCTAAGCCCGCTCCAATTCCGAATCCAGCTTCTGCTGCAAAACTTCCTTGTAGTGACAAGACATCGCTTCGATCTGCATTAATTCCTGCTGCTCTTAGCTTAATGTCTTCGAACGTAGGACCTCCTTCTTTATTATTTTCTTCATCTAAGTTGATACCTTTCAGACTAGCTTGAAACTTTTTGTTCTCGTAGTCTTTCTTTCGCATCGCCTCAAATGTATTTATTAATTCTGGCATTGAGAGGTTTTCTTCTAATTCTTCGTAACTTTTCCAGTGACCTAGAAGAAACAACTCTCCTTCTAAAGCGGCAAGGTCTAGTTCTGACCAGCCAGAACCGCCGCCGCTAGTAGGTTTGGGTCGTCAAGTTTGATTCCACCACATACCTCTAGAATGCGATTAATTGTAGGAACGTCTAGTGCATCTTCTAATGCATCTCTATCTTTAACAAGATCTGGGAGTTGCTTTTCCAATGCGACTGCACATGCATCAATAAGGATTGTTAATGTTTCGTCTTCTGTTTTGATCTCTTCCACGTCATATACTGTAGTAGCCAATTTATCCTCCTTGGATAGTCTTAATTATTATAACAAATACATAATACTAATACAACCACAAAACCCCCGAAAAATCGGGGGCTTTGAGCAATAATATTTAAATTATTATTAAGCTGTCAATACACGGTCAATAATCTTACCATATTCAGATCCAGCATAGTTACCATCTGGAAGAAGACGGAAGGTTACTGGAAATGTGGTTGGGGTTGTACGAGCAAGCGAGAATTGTGACTGTTGTACGGAAAGAACACGACGTGCATAGTATACACGCTCTGTCTTTGTTACAATAGATCCACGCTGTACTGTAGGTGCTTGACCTACAGCGACTAGCTGACGCTCAGTTGGTGCAATACCAAGAGCACCTGCAGCAATACCCAAAGTTGACTTTGATGATGTTGCTCCTGCTGTACCTTCGTTGATAATTGTGTTATCTTGGCTAAGTGATGTGTTATTAGATGGGTCGTCTGCCTGACCGAATACAACTAGAACGTTTTCTAGTGTACCTTCAGACATTTCTGTCATGATCATAACTTCCATCGCAGACTTGAACAGCTTAGCTGTATCAAGCAACTGGTCTACTGTTACTGAATCGTATGTTGGGTTATAAGTGATCTGAAGACCATTATTTGTAAAACCTACGTTACGATAGTAGAATGTTCCAGATGTTACTGCATTAAGTGTATCTGTGTAAGATGTACCTGTTGCAAATGCTGGACCACCATTTAGTCCTGGCTCTGAGTTAGCGTATGTGCTCTCATATCCAGAAACAGTAGAGTCGATGTTCGAAATGAACAATGGCGACGCACCAACGAGAATGTTTTTAGCATTACCTGTTGACTGTGGCATATTTATTTCCACCTCCTGTGAATTCTATAAATTTTTAGCTGGCTAGGCTCTTTCCTCATGTAATCCAATTTTAGGCCATAAGGGGTCAAAAGGCAAATGTTACGAGTATCTGCCTAATGTATCCGTCATCCGTGAATATTTGACCTCAAGGATTACGTCCGCAGAGAAAAATCCCTGAAGCTCCTCTGAAGGAGATGTAGGGGATATATCTGCAATATAAATTGAATGAAACTTAAACTTATTAGATATTCCAGACCAATAATTTACATCTTTGGCTGAATCATCCATGCGTCTAAATTGATCAATCATAAAATTTCTTACTTCATTAATTTCTGAGAAGTCGGTTGAATATGTCGTAAATAGGACCTGCTCTGTACAAATAAGCCAAATATCGTCATAGGCCATTCCTACCTTATCATAGACTATATGCTTCTTCCCGCTCAAAAATTGATTCATTTCAGCAGTTTGCTGAACTGGAACAATTGGGATAATATTTTCATTTAAATTATCTGACCAATAATCGTCTTCGTCAAATATTTTATATTCTACTAATTTTGTCCATATAAATTTACGAAGTTCTGTCATTGCATCTAATTTAAAATTTACTGTCATAGTACTCCTCCAAAGGCATTGTGTAGGGCAGAGTCTGCCTGTAGGCTAATTGTGTTTGGAGTAAATTTATACTGAACACGTTTAATATTTGAAGGTATAGATAGTGCTTTAGCCATTGATGCACCGAATAGCTTTTGAAATCCAGAATTTTTGATTGAATTGTTTACTAGATTGCCAGTAAAGAATCTTGCATAAGCCAATCTAAATTGATTAGTTGCTGCTTTTCCTCCTGGCCTATTTACTGTAACAGACTTTTGCTTAGGCATAAAAATTGTTCCGCCTGGAACTTCAAATACTAATCTTTCTGAGAATCGTGGACGAATTACTACTGGAATTCCATTTTCCATAATCATAGCTTTATTCTTAAATACGTGTCTGTGAACACCCTTACTTGTTGGGACAAGGGTCTTGGAATCTAAAAACTCATAGGATATTCTGAATGAAATACCTTGCTCTGAAATAACCTTTAGCTTAAATAGGCGAGCATTTGGTTGTCCGACACGCTTCCATTCATAAACATGGTGAAGAGATTTAGGCTTTACTCTAGCCTGAGCATCTATATATAATCCAAAATCTTTTTGAATTTGATCAAAAATTGTTTTTGTAAATTTACTTTGAAATGCTTTATTCTTAGTTTCCAATCAAAGAACCGAATGGGTCTGTAATTGGAGTTGTTCCAACGACCTCAAAAACTGTTGGCGTATCTGATGGGAAATTAATTTCAGTCCAAACAACTACCCCGTCTTGGTTTCTAATATTAGTAACCTTTTCTCTGGTAATTAATTTTTCAGATGTTCTAAGCTGTACTGTCTGTTCATTTTTATACTTATTATCAAATACTTGTCTATCGCTTGAGCGGGTTGTTGCAGAGTTACTAATAACGCCTTTAGCGTGGCAAGCGATTGTTCTATGGAAATTCCACTCTCTTTTAATGGCTCCAGTATCTGGATCTTGAATTTCAGATTGACGATATACGTCAAGCTTCATTGATAGAATTGAGTCTACTAGCCCTGATGACATTAGATTATAACTATCTTGGAAAGAACAAAGTCTTCAAGAAGTTTGTCGGCGTAAAGGTTTCCTGTTCCGCTGTGAGCACCACTTGTATACTTGAAGTCCCAGTCGAATGTAGATAGTTCTCCTATATATTTATTTCGCCATGTATTATCCTTAGCGAAAAAGTCTCTCATTAATTCAATAGCTGCAAGTTCCACATTATCAGGAACATTTGGGTAGCCAAATGAGCCTACAACTGTATATCTGTTGCCAGATTTAAATACTCCATCTCCATCATGAATTGTTGGAGGAACCATGCCATTGGCAGTATATACTGTATTATCTAAAAGGCTGGCACGATTAATTCTTATCCCAAATCCGCTCTCAATAATTTCTACATCATAATTCCAGTTATCAGTGTCTGGATCAGTTAAGTTATCTATTAAAAGAATATCATTTACATATAGCTTGTGTAAATCATAAAGTTTTTCTGGAAGAAGAAGTGTATCTGAATCAGAGCCATACATTGCAAATGTTTCATTATATAAATAAAACTTCTGTCCAGTATAATTTTCTATGTTTTTACGAGCATATCTTTCTGCTGATCTAAGCTGAGAATATGTTTTATATTCTGGATCTGAAGGATCTTCTCCAAAACCAAGCGAATCGATAGATTGTTCAATATCTACATATGGCTGTATAACAAATACTTTATGCTCTCTTACCTGAGCATTTCCGCTAATTTGATAAGACCATCTAAGCTTTAAATCTCTAGATTTATATGTTGCATTAACAGGAAGCGATATTTGGTATACACCAATATCTACTTCCGACTTTTCAGCCGTGAGTGTATACAAAACTGTATTTGGATTAATTGGAGGGTTGGCAGTAGGATCTTCCGTAACATCATAAACAGTTACAACTGGAAGAGCATCTGTATCCGTAGGTTCTCCTCTCCAATAAACTTTATGTTTTACTGGATATGTGGAGCCTATTGATAATTCCATTTTGTATAGGCTAGATTAGTTGTAGTATTCCTGTACCTCTGCTGGGGTAGCTAATCTAAAGCCTTCCTCCTTGTCAAAAATTGCTTGGGCCTTATCTGAAGTCATCGCAACAAATGGATGATCTTTAGTAAAGGTAAATCCCATAATATCATACCTAAAATTAGCTCTAGTCATACGAACCAATACAGTGTCTTTTGCTTGTTCTTTCTTATGATCAAATCTAGGTAGAATCTCGTCTGAATCTTCTTCCGCCTCTTCAATGTCGCTAAGGGTTTTTTGATAGATTGACCATGTTACGCCTTCTTCTGCGAGGGCTGCAATGATGTCTGATTTATTTTTTAGACCTTCTACTTCAACTGCAAAGTCTTCTGCAATCTTTTTTAGTTCAGATACTTTTAATGTCTCAAATGACATATTAATCTCCTATTTCTACTTAAAACAATTATAGCATTAGTAAATTTAAATGAAAAGCCCCCCAAAAATTAATTTAGGGGGCATTTCTTGCGGATCTAAATCCTATAAATTAGGAAGCGACCTTAACGTTCTTAACTACGACCCAAGCGTCTGCCTGCTCAATTTCGACACCTACACGAGTATACATTGTATATTCGATAGAGTCCTTGCGTGGCCAGAAGAAGCGGTAAACGGTTACATCACGCTTGATACCAATAACTACGTTATTTGGGAATGTCAAGTGGATATCTCCGTGATTACCTGTTTCGCCTGAATAGTCGCCATCTTGTGCCTCATTTAGAAGAGGAACTTCAACAATCGGAATACCGAATGCGAATGGAGCGACGTATCCTGCTGGACCGCCGAGTGGCTGAACTTCTTGTCCACGAATAACGCTTGAAGCGATATCCTGTGGAATAGTGTTGTTTGTTCCAATGCTGTTTGCGTACAGGAAGTCCTGAATCAAATTGGAACCAGCCAAGAAGCGAAGATCTGCTCTGCGCTGCTTGTACTTACGTGGCATAGCCTTAAGTGCTGAATTGAATACTGCACGTGATACTGCTGCACCACCTGCGTCAACAACGTGACCGTTAGCCTTAGACTTCTTTACTACACCGTCAAATGCCTTATAAAGTGCATCTGATGTTAGTGCAGTATTTCCATTTAGGATAACATCTTCAATGTCATTACCTGCCTGTGTTGCCATCATACGTGCGATGTGATCTTCTAGATCTGCACCCTCAATATTGTCTTCAAGAGACTCTGTTGAAAGCTCCCAGTCTAAGCGTAGCTTCTTTGTTGAAAGAGAGATCTTAGAGAATGTGACAGCGCTATTTGAAGCGGTGTCGTCAGCTTCAGTTGCAAGCTTCATAAGCTTACTTCCTACGCCAATACGGTCAATTTCAGTGGTGTCTGCTCGCATGCGAACAGTACGAGCCACTTTACCAATGACGGTTGCATCAAACATATAATCAAGGAAGCGAGAGGACTGCTCAGGATTGAGTAGACCGCCATTTCCCTCAGATCCTACGTGTACGCCAGTGGTAGCTGAAGCTGACCCTGTCATAGCTGTAGAAACTGTAGTATTTGCTGCAACTGTTTTTTCTAATGTTTCATTGCTCATTATTTATTTCACCTACCTTTTCAGTTGAAAATTTCGTTTACGGAACCGAGGAAAGAACCGTTCCATTTTGATTTGGATTTGGTTATTACTTCCTGTGACCCGCCAAGGTCAGAGGACTTCTTAATTGCAGTTTCTGATTCAACTGCGTCAACACGCTTTTCTACGCCCTCAATCGTGTTCTTGATGTTTTCTACAGCCTTTGAAAGTGCTGCATGTTGTTCTGCCAATTCTGAAATACGAGTATCTACGCTCTTGCTGAATGTCTCAACTGTGTCTTTAATTGCTGACACTTGAGCTGCGTTTGCCTCAGAAGCCTTGTTTAGTGTCTCAGAGAAAAATCCCTTAAGATCACCTAGCATCTTTGCAAAATCAGGTTCATCAACCTCAACTTCTGATACGTCGGCTGCTTTTTCCAGAACTTCGGCAGAAGCGTCTGCTACTGCTTCTTCTGCAGGAGCGTCTTCAACAGCTGGTGCTTCCTCTGCAGGAGCAGCGGCTGGTGTTTCTTCAACCACAGGAGCAGTTTCTTCTACTACTGGAGTTGTTTCTGTATTTTCTGACACTTCATTACCTCCTTCTGCGTTTGCCTGTTTTGCAATTGTGTTTGTATCAGGCAACGTTTCTCTTGTCTTCTTGAATGAAGCAAGAATTCTATC